TCAGTAGTCATTTCTTGATGATAAAATTCTGTTCCACCTTTATCTGTTACTGTATTAAGATATGTCATAAATACTAAGTGTCTAGTTGATATAGGTTTAAAATCAGCTGACCTTTCAAAATGATATCTATGATATCCACCTTTAGGTTTATAATGCTGTAAAGATATATCTTCAATTAATTTAACTTCAGATCCATCTGGTATACAATATGGATACTTAACTTTAAATTTAATCATACAAGCTGTTAATGCTTTTACATAATCATTAATAGCTTTAGATGCAGCTGCATTTTGTGGCAATATATTTATATCACCTATTCTAAGTATTAGTTTATTAGAAAGTGTTAAATCAGTTGAATCTTTTATAGATTTAATTACTTGGTTAGCACCTACTTGACCTTGTAATTTTCTATAGTAAGGTGTATTTGTACCAATAGGTACAGATTTAAAAAATTCTATTAACCTTTTACAAAGATCTTTATCTATACTGTATTCTTCAATAAAATTATATTTCAATCAGTTCCACGTTTTGTTTTTCTTGGATCTCTTCCAAATCCTTCGTTAAATCTTCTTAAATCAGATTGATATTTTGATTGTTTAAGAGTAGTTTTATTTTTAATAGGAACTCCTGTTGATATAGTATTATCAGTTCTTGTTACTGATTTGCTAAGTTTCATTTTACTAGCCCCACCTGCATGTCCTGCATCATCTAATGCAGCACTAAGAGGATCTAGCTTTTGTATTTTAACATTACTATATATTTTATTTCGTTCTGAATCTTTTTTAGTCATTCTTAGGAGCATCTTTAGGTGGTAATATAAATATTCCATGCATAGCTTTCATATTTATATCTAATTGGTCTTTCTTAGAGATACCAACTCTATCTAATATTGAGTTGGCAGCTGCTAGACGAATATTAGAGTGTGGTGTGGTCCCGTCTTCGTCTAGTAAGGATATTAACCTAGTAGCTGCCTTGGCAGAGTGTGTGGAAAGGTGTGTCTCTGCCAATTCTGTAATCTCTTTTTTTAAATTTCTTACAACTTTGGGATAGCTATGCTCCGAGTACCCTGCTATTCTTGCGGCTTCTCGTGGATTTCCTTGGGCTTCGCCATATAGTGCGTCTAGAAACTTCTCCTGCAT